CAAAGGTAGAACCCATTATTGGACCAAACTCATCTTCCTCTTCTTCGTCACCAAAATAACGACCTCTCATAGAACCAAACTCATCCTCATCAGATTCATTTAATTTTATAATATATTCAGTGTCATTTTCAGTGTCTTTAAGATCATAATAGTCACCAATTTTTTCGATAGAAACTTTATCATTTTTACCCATCTTAGAGAATACAACCGCAACATCTTCGTCGCTAGCACCTCTCATGTCGATAGTTTCTTCTTCGTCATCCACGTCAAGACCCATATTAACTCCCATGTCTTCATCTTCGTCGTCAATGTCATCGTCTTCGTCGTCAATGTCATCGTCTTCTAGATCCATGTCATCGTCTTCTACGTCAAAAGTTTCCTCATCGTCAACATTAACGTCTTCTTCGTCATCAGGCGATACAATATCAACCTCTTCTTCGTCATCAGTGTCAACCTCATCTTGTTCTTTCAGAGATTCTTTTACTAGTGATTTGATTTCTTGTCTCATTGTCGAAGCAAGTATTCCTTTTGCGTTTTCTTTAAGAGCGTCTTCTAAATTTTTCATTTGGATAACTGCCTCTTCTACTACTGTTTTTCTACTCATTTATAGTTTGTTTTATCAAATAAATATTATGAGTTTGTAAAAAATTCAGTTTTTATTAATATAAATAAAAAAAGGAGGTATTATTAGTACCTCCTTTTCAAAATTTTAAGTTTTTTATTTATTCAATAACCTCATCAATCTTACTTTCTGTAATTGAAGTAATTCTCCAATCCATTGTGTAGTGTTCGTAAACTTTGGTTACTTTTGCCTCAACATCCGTTGGGGTATACCCTAAAACTAATTTTTCTTCTTTTACTTTTTTTACTTTTCCTGATTCACTATCTAATAAATCAGAAGCAATTTTTGCTACAAAATATTTTTCTCCTTGTTCCATAATTTTTTTTATTTACCCAAATAATCGGTTAATCTTTTCATTAAGTCAAGAGATTTATTTCCGGATTCACCAACATTTCTTTCTACTGACATTTTTTTATTTTCTTCTAAATTCTCATCAAATTTTGATCTGTCATTTTTATCTAAGAATAAATAAGCACCAGGAGTTGATGGTGAAGACACTAAATCAAAACATATAAGTTCAAAATCATCCTGTACTTCGTTTTGTTCTCCAACCTTTTTTAATGATCCTACACCACGAGAGGATATACCTAAAGTAACTCCTTGTCTTAGGTAATTTGCCGCTAAGTCACCTTTTGTTGAACATATACCACTTTCATGAAATCCTGGACTTGTAAGTAATCTCAATTTACCTAAAAGAACCGGACCATCCCACCAAACTTCTGTGATAATGTGTGAAACTCTATCTAAATCAATTAATGATGATTCAGGGTGATTTAATTCAGAAAGAGAGGTTCCTTTATCGATCATTTTTTTATAATTCTCAGATTCTCTTTTTAGAATTTTTTCAGGGTAAATTCTACCGTTTCTATTTGGGGTATCGTATTTTTGTAATACCGCATAAAATTCAAATGGTTTTGAATGGTCTAAATTATTATTATTAGACTCAAGTATATATTGATTGTTTACAGTTCTTGGATTAATGTATCCCGCATCATATTCTATAAGAATGCCCTTTCCAATTTCATTAGGTCCTAATATTTTCATTTTAAAGTTTTTTAATAAATATTAAACTTTTTCGGTTTTTACTTTTATTACCTTAGAATTTCCATTTTTAGTTAAATAACATTTAAAATATTCGTTCTTATTTAAGACATCATCGTATATGTTTTTTACTAATAATTTTAATGATTTTTTTAATGCTAGTGATTTAAAGTCAATTTCTTTAATTAGATATAAGTTAACCTCCAAATTCATAAATGATTTTTTCTTTAATTGTAATCCACTTGTTCTAAGATCCAAATCAACAATAAATTTTTCATCAAATATATTTTTATCCATGTTTTGGTATAAGGAGTGTTTAATTGCCCTATTCATATTTAAGACAACCCTTGTCCAATTTTCAGAGTCTTTTTTAGGTTCTACCCAAGTTTGTAAATTTAAATAGAGTGATTTAAATTCTTTCGAATCAACAGTTCCGTAAGTTATTTTTGACGTTCTGAACCCGTTGATTTTTGAGGTTTTTCCTTTTTTCATATTTTTTTTTCATAGTAAAATTGTTTATTTTGAATAAGTTTACTTAAATTTGTTATATATATCAAGGTAAACAAAATCAATATAAATTTATGTTAATAGTAAAGGTGAAAAAAGGAGATATCGAACGATCTCTAAAAGAATTAAAAAGTAAAGTTATCAAAACAAGACAGAATAGTATCTTAAATGATTTAAAAGAATATAAAAAAAAATCTGTCATTAATAGACAGATTTTAAATAATTCAAAATATAAACAAAAGAATTTTAATTAAAGACTTTCATTTAGATTTTTTAATTTTATATAGGAGATTTTATCAAAAGATTCATTTTTAACCTTTTCAATAGTTTCCTTAATTGCCCCAACAGTATCAGGATCTGAGTCAGAAGATAATATATTCTCAAGTCTTTTTATTGTGTTTTCTTTAATGAAGTCAAATTTAATTTCTAACTTATCGTTATCTTCTTTTAATAAACTAAGTATTTCTTTTTTTTCTGACTCACTAACATTAGATAAATAATTTGTAATTGTATCATTAGCAACTTTAACCATACTTTCTAAAGGAAGTGAAACAACCTCGTTATTAGAAAATGGTTTGGATGACTTAAGACCCTCAACAACAAGTTTTCTACTTTGGATTTTACTTTCCAACATAACAACATTACTTGAAAATAGGTTGTCTATTTTTTCGTATTCGTTTTTTGTGTTAATGTTATTTAACCATAAACTAATTTCTTGGATGTCCTTTTTATTAATTTTGTTTAATGCGTTCTCATATATTGTTATTGACCCATTAATAAAATCATTCGCCACTGATTCGGACAAACCTTTATTAGATGAAAGTTCATCATATAAATAATAAATTTTACTTATATTTTTGTTCTTTTTAACCAATTCATTAAAGATAAAAATATTATCTTTTAACGTGTTTTTATTGTATGACTCAATTAAACACTTTTCTATTTTAGATTTTAAAACACCAAATTTCATATTTTTTTTTATTATAAATATTAACTGTTTAGTAATTTATCAAGTTCTTGTTCTATATCCCCTAAAGAATTTGACGCCTTTGATAAATCAATATATTCATCCCCAAATATATCATCACTTTCTAAAAGTAAGTTTAAATTATTTTTCTTAATACTTTCAGGGATTGGTGGTCCTCCTGCCGACTCTGCTCCTCCAGGTGGTGGAGGTGGTCCTCCTCCCATTGGTGGAGGTGTTGACCCTCCTGCTGCTGGATCGGCACCCGCAGTTTGGGTACTTCCTGTTTGAGTTTTATAAAGTTTATCTACAGTATCAAAGAATCCTGTGTGAGTAATTATTGTTGGTGTATTTGCCAATTCGGCTGACACCGCCCTTTCTAATCTTATTTGTTGTAATTCTAATTTAATTTCTTCATCAGAAAAACCAAAAATATGTTTTTTAGCCCAAGTTGCGGATGTAGGTTGTAGTGAATTTGGAATTTCTGTAACCATATCCTTATACAATAAAACCTTTTCTTTCCATACCTCAACCATTAATAAATCGGCCTGTTTAGATGGATTAGTTAAACCTAAAGTAAAGTTATTTAATTCATCCTCAAACCCAAGTAAAAATAAATGTATAATTGCAATTTTATTTAATTCCGAAATTATACTTTTTTGTATTTTATGAATAGTTCTTGCAAATCTAATATCTAATAAAGATAAATTTTTACCATCACCCACCGCTTCTTCAAAACCTATATACGCTTTTGGTATTCTTAATGCGGTTAATAATTTCTTTTGGATGTATTCAATATCGGCAATCTCAGAAAGATTTGCTGCCCCTGCCAATGTCTCAATAGGCATTGTCTGTGTTGCGTCTCTAACAGGAATAAAGTAATCTTGATCTACCGCCATTTGGTTGAAACGTAAATCAACATTACCTGTTTTAGAATCAACAATTTGATCTCGTTTAAATTTATTTGCCACTCTTTGTACGTAAGCCTCAACATCTTTATCGTCCATATTACCAACAAAGACTTTAAATACTCTTCTTTCGGGAGCTCTTGATGTTCTATAAATTAACATAGCATCTTCCGCCAATACAAGTTGTTTCCATATTCTACGAGCCTTTTCTAACATCGATGTACCATATGGTAATTTTCTATCATCACCTAGCAATCTAAAATGGGCCATTTCCCAAGTGTTAAACTCCATATCCTTATTTTTCCAAGTAAACCTTAAGTTTTTCTCGTTTTTTGTTGATGGGGTGGTGTTTATAGTCCTGGATTCCATACCTCTTTCTAATCTTTCGATTTCAATATTAGGTAATTGCATACAACTTACAATACCTTTTTCAGGGTCAAGTTTTAAGTAAACAAAGTTATCACCATACTTACACATGTTTCTTACCCACATTTGTAAGTTTGTATTAATATCTAAATTATTATTAAATAAATCTACTAAGATACTTTTAATTCTTTGTGATTCAGAATAAACTTGTAATATAAACCCATCATGGTTTGATGTTGTTGACTCCTCAGCATATATATCCAAGGCCGTTGAGATTTCTGGTGTATATTCCATAGATTCATAATCGTAGAATGCGGACATTCTGTTTGGTTCGTAATATACCGCTTGACTGTATAAGTTATTTTCAATCTTTTTCCAATTATCACTTAAAAATAAAGTTTGTTGGATTTCTAATTTCTCTTTTTCAAATTTAGACTTATCGGTAGTCTTTAATATTTCTTTTTTATCAAACCTATAGGTAGGATCATCCATCCCTAATAATGAATTAGGTCCGAACGTTTTGGATAATCTTTGCCAAATCGTTAAATTTTTTTCGTTTTGTTCCATAATTAAAATTTAACTTATAATTTTTTTTTATAAAGTTTATTGTCTTATATTATAAATATATTCCATTATTTTGTTGTGGTGGTTGTTGTGGTTATTTCTTCAATCATATTATACTGACTTTTCTTGTTAAAAGTTGGTTTAATAACTTTAACACTATAGATGCCTTGACCTGTTATAATTAAGTCTGAACCCGCAAATATTTTACCACTTTTTTTTCTCTGAACACTACCCATAATTATAAATATTACCTACCACCAAATAACCACCCGTATTTAATGTAATCATCTTTTGTTGCGGCATTAATTTCCCTACCAAAATTATCTCTTTTAACATTCATGTTAGGTAACAATGGATTAAAGTGAGCCTCTTTTGCAACAGAATCATTTGACGCTACGGTCCAAGACTCCAACATAACCTTAGCTTGTTGGGCAACCTTTTCTAATTTTGTAAAGGAAGACTCCCCAACATAAATTGCCATTGATATCCCCATGATAAGGTCATCATGTTGTCCTCTTTGGTGATCTGGTCTACCATTTACATATATAAAAGTGTTCATTTCATTATATAATCTAACACTTTTTATTTTAAATTTGTGTCTAACTGCCTCCTCAAATGACGCAATTATTTGTACTCTTTTATTATTAAAGTTAATTCCGGGGATTTTATCCACCGCCTTACTTGCATTAGACCATATACTTGTGGTATCAATACCCTCAACGTATAAACTTTTGTACCCTAATTCTTGTAATTTTCTAACTGTTGTTATTCCCATACCTCCGGTAATATCAACAACAATAAACGCATTATACATAATCCCCCATTTATATGCGATCTCAGCAAGAGAATCAGGTGGAATTTTACCAACGTATTCAAAAACTTGTTCTCTCGCATCAAAATCAATAATTTGTATTGAACTAAAATCCTCACTATCCCCTCTTGATACGTCAACCCCCATTATGTATTTATTACCCAATATTGGTTCTTTCCACATCCATAATGAGTTACCCATTAATTTACCTTCAGGTTCTAAAAGGGTGTTATTTTTTATTTCCTCTAATTGTTTATTATCAAATACATTATCCCCTGAACCTAAGAACTCACAATTTAACTCTTGATTGATCTTCCTCTTATCGTACTTTAATTTTTTAACCATTTTTTCGTACCAATTTGAACACGGTTTGTATCCCTCTTTAAAGTATTTAGATATTTCCGTATGATCCCTAACATACGGGTCAATATGTGCAAAGGAGACATGTTTAGACTCATCCTGTTCATCTTTATTTAAAAGATAATGCACAAGATCATCTGTAGGAACTAAAAACAAATCTTTGGCGTATCTTGGATCTCTCCACCAAAACATTTCAGAAATTTTAAAGTTATTAAAACCTTTTAATGTTTGATCATATATTTCGTAATATATTGGGTCATAACCATTTGGTGTTGATACTACAATTACTTTACCTCCAGTAGATAACGAGGCCATACAAGCCGGCCAAAAATCACTATCGGCCTCGATAAATGCCGCCTCATCAAACACAAGAATGGTTGGGGTAAATCCACGTAACGCATCTTTTGATGTTGCTACCGCCTTTACTTCACTACCATTATTTAATTTATAATGTTTTTGTGAGTTTTTATCTATGGAAAATCCAGCACCAACCCACGAAGGCCATTGATCAACAAACGCTCTTATTTTATTAGCCATTTCCATTGAGGTATCAAGTTTGTTGGCAATTATTAGAATTTTTTCAGGTTGGGTCTTTTTTGCAAAAACTAACCTTTTTGATACCCAAGCTGCAGTAACGGTAGAAACTCCTGCCTGTCTATATTTTAATGCAATGTTCTCTTCGTAGTCCTCGTAATCTTTCAATAAAGAAACTTGATCAGGAAATAGTTGTAATGGTACGTATTTAGATACTGTATTATCGTATGTTTGTAGATATGTTTTTAAGGCGTATTCCGTATCTTTCATACACCTAACATATTCTAACATCACTTGTTCTTTTGTTAAACTCATAAAGTTTTTTTATTATAAATACTTTAAATAGTTTATTTAATAAAAAACCCACCTTTTGGGTGGGTTTACTATTTTTAATTTTTAGTAGGCTAAATCATCATCATTATCATAATTATATTCATCATCCTCATCATCTTCACCTTTAAATCTCTGATATTCCTTTTTAGCCTTTTCAAAAATGTCCTTAAATTCTTTAACCGCTTTTGCGTTATCTTCTTTTCTATTTGAAACAACATTTGCAATTATTTGTTTTAGGAATCTTTCCGCCGGTACCTCATAAAGGTTCTTTTCAAAGAACGGCATATAAATACGACCATCAGGATCTAAAACTAATTCTTCAGGTAACATTGTTCTAATTTTTCTTGCTAATTCAGCACCAATTCTGAAGTTCATTGGTTCATGTTCCATTGTGTCAGTTTGACTAATAACTTGTTGTGCCATTTCAGGATCCATTCCTTTCCACTGTTGTCTTGTGGTAACCATACTAAAAGCCTTATCAACCTCATGTAATAAAATTGGGAAGATTAATCCATTTGCAAACCAAGTATCTTTATCCATTTCTTCTCCACTTTGGTCATCATCCTCATCTTCATCGCTTTGTTCTGGTTTGGCTTTACCTGCTGATCCTGCCGCATTCCCCCCTAACATTTCAATTAGTTGTTGGTTGGTAAAATACATTAAATCATTTGCTCCCATAATTTTATTATACAATTCGTATAAAGATGGGTCTATAGCATCTAATCTATCTTTATATGCCTGATAAGCGTATTGACCTCTTTTTGCCTTACCCATCACATATGCATTTATAACGTGTCGTTTTTCAATCTCCAATTGTTTTTCTTCTTCTGGAGTTAATTCATCAATGTCAAATGAAAAGTTTGCGGGTATTGGTAGTTTTTCATTTTTTTTAGGTTTCATTTGAAATATTTTTGGGTCTATCGATTGTTCCCCAAGGAAAGTTAAAAGATTCATCAATTCAAATTCATAGATGGTTCCCCCATCCTTAGATTTTCTTTTTTTCACAAGACCTTCTCTTAATGCTTTTTCCATTGTAAGGTTATTAGGCATCCACCCACTCTCTTTTGCCTTAATTTCAACCGCAAGGTCCCTAAGTTTTTCTCTATGTCTTGGCTCTTTGGACATTACTTCTCTAACCGCCAACATTTGTTCCATTTGAATCGCGGCCATTACCGAAGGATCTGTTATATTTCTTTCAGTGGTATAATATCTTTTTACGTAATCAACAATCTCTTTGAATCTGTCTCCTGATAACCTCTCAACATCAGATACTCCTCCTTGAAACCCTCTATTTTTTGCATAGATACTTTCGGGATCCTCAATCTTTTGTTGTACTCTAGGGTCCATTCTTTCTGGATAATCCCCATAATCAACAGGAGCCTCGTTTATGATTTTCCTCACTAAACTCTCAATATATTTATGTCCCATTAGTTAAAATTTAATATGTTCATTATTGCATCAATGAAACCACTTTGTTGTTTTTCCATTTTTGCTTTTGGATTTTCCTTAACATCAGGATTAGGATCTTTAAAAGGATTATCCCTTCTTCTTTCTTTTTCCTTAGTTCTTTCTTTTTCCTTAGTTCTTTCTTTTTCTTTTGTATTTGCTTTAGGTTTTTCTTCTACGTCAGGATTAGGGTCTTTAAAAGGGTTACCCTTTCTTCTTTCTTTTTCCTTAGTTCTTTCTTTTTCCTTAGTTCTTTCTTTTTCTTTTGTGTCTTCCCCTAAAGAAGAGATTCTACCAATAGGCCTTTTCATACTTTTCATTTCAATTCCAGATTCGTTTGAAAACATAGACATTTTTTTTGGGGTTTTCAAAAACATAGAATTAAATTTTTCTGTTTTTTCAGATATTGTATTAATCATTTGACCTTTTGTAAACGTTGGGTTCACATATTCATCCAACATGTTAACAATTCTATCTTCTAAAAATCTTTCTAAATTTTCATTAGTTTTTTTAACCGTTTTTTCGGGATGTTTTTTTTCTGGCATTTTTTTATAATCTTTTTTAGATGTACTATCAGAAAATTCTTTAGCCATCTTACACCATTTTTCTTTTGTTTTTCCTGTACTATTTTTACATTTAGCCCAAAATAATCCTTGTTGGGATTTTGATTCAAACTTTTCTTTTACTTCCGTTTCTTCTCCAATTTCTTTTAGTGGAGTTAACACAGTTTTTCCTCCAGTTGTGTCAACTTCAACCCCATTAACTACTGTTTTAGAATTATCCTTAACCAAATATGATGGTTGTTGTGGTTTTGAAACTACAGTCGTATTTTGAGGTGCCGTTTGTTCTTTTGTTTCTCCTTTTTTTGTAAATTTTTCGGATAATACCTTAATTTGTAAGTCATTTAAATTACTAATAGTGTTAAATGACAATCCGTGTTCTAACAAAGTTAAAATATGATTTTTAGGATTCATATACTGCTTTTTTATCAAATTCAAGAACGATATCTCGTTCATATAGTTTATCTTTTACGTCTTGTTCAGTTTCCCCAAACTTAAAAACTAATCTTTTTGTGATTGAGAAATCAATTTCATTTGTTTCTTTTTCCCAACCTATGGACAGTACCCCATCCATTGAATCCATCATTGAAAATACGTCTGAGTTTTGAACCAATTCTAATAAGATTTCCCCATTAATTAATGATCCAACCTTTTTTATATATTCAAAGTCAGGTGGTGATGGGTAACCATTAGATGGTTTTGATTCCCAATTCTCACCCCAAACATCTAAAGTTTCTGAAAAAATAAATTCATAAATGTTGTCTCCCTTATAATTGGGTCCCATACCATTTATGTAAATTAAATAATTCATAGTACTCTTCTTCCGTCTGTTGATATTTTGTGTTCATTAATACCGACTTTAAATAGTAAATTACTTTTATTTGTCGATCCTATTAAAACCGCGTTTGGATTTTTTTCTAAGAATTTTAATGCCGATCTTTCTTGTTGAATTGATTTTGAAAGTCTTTTGATCTCCATTTCGTTTACAACCATATTTTCTTTTAAAAGTCCCTTATTAATAATTTTTTTTCTATTATTAACCTTTTTTTCATCTTCATTAATTGAAAAATATCTTCCAATGATTTTATCAACTTTAGATTCTGAGAACATATTATCTGTTCTTGTCCCTAAAGGACCTACTGTCATTCTATTTCTGTTTCTATATCCGTATTCTGTAACCTCACCTTCATCTGACGGTGGTTCAGGAGAATCAACATCAGGGTCTTCATCCGAGGTTAAATTTTCATCACCTTCTTCATTACCCTCTTCGTCGCCCTCTTCTTTATCTTCTTCATCACCTTCCAAACGATCTATAATTTCCTCAACGTCTTCGTCATCCAACACAGATAAATCTAATGAAGATAACACAGAATTTAAAATATACTTAACATCGTCAGAATCCATTTCTTCACTGTTAAGATATTTTCTAATTTTTTGGGATAGTTTTCCTGTTAATTTTTGAATCAACTTAAATGATACTCCATTTTCTTTGTCTGTATTTTCCTCTTCATCGTCGGTAGATTCATCATCCCCACCAAGGTCTGCCATTGGGTCTTCTTCCCCACCAAGGTCTGCCATTGGGTCTTCTTCTGGTCCTGTTGTTTCGGTACCTCCCATAAGTCCTGCCATTGGATCTTCTTCTGCTCCTGTTGCGGGAGCCGGAGATGGTTCTGCCGCAGGTGCGGGAGCCGGAGATGGTTCAGGTAATGTTGGTGCCTGTTCAGGGGCAACATCTGACTTTGGTGTTGGAACTTTAAGTTTAAACTTTTTTTGTTCGGTAAAAAGATTTGTGCCCTCATCGTTATTATATAATGAGTTAAAATCTTTAGCCATTAAATTTAATTTTTTTAATGCTTCAGAGTAAGATCTGTAATATCTCCTATTTTTCATAGGTTCGATATAATCAGAGTAAGATTCAGTAATATTTCTTTTAATTATATATCCTTGTCTTTCTTTTACAATGTCATATGAATTTCCATCTGATAAACCAAGTCTATACTCTGTAGATTTTAATTCAATATCTTTATTAGATAATTCGTGGTTATAGTTAGCAATTTCCATAATTCTACGGATTTTATCCATACCAACTAATTTCTCACTCCCAATAGGTTTTAGTCCTCCCATAGTATATTTTTTTGATTAAATTATTTTTATTAAATAAATATATCAATAATCGATATTGTTTTATTTTTAATCTATTTATTGATTCATTGATAATTTTTTGTCGATTAATTTTGTTGGTATATCATATAATTTACCAATATAACCGTTTCTTCTTAATAGTTT